CGATCCGGTCGATCCGGAATAAAATACCGGGCGGATATTCGGGCGCTGCTCATGTCAGCCCTTCGGACCTGCCGATCAGGGGGCAAATAGACGGGCGCGGCGCGAAAACTTTCGGGGCCGCGATCGCGCGGCGGCCGGTCGGCCGGGGCGGCGGCGGGTCGATCGACCTGGGCGGATCGGCCGATCTCGACCAGGCGCAGCGCTCGACCAAGAATGGCGGTTTTCTGCGGGTTTCCGGGTGCCGCTCGGCGCGTGTTGGAACAGCGATGTTGGAACAGTCTGGCGAAAGGCGCAGAAATGCGTGGGTTGTCGAGCCTCGGCGTAAGCTATGCAGGCTGACCAGCGGCGCGGCTGGGCGCGTCCTGGTCGGGGCGGCCGGTGCCGATCGGCGCGCCGCCGCCGCCGGGGGGGTGGCCCCCCCGCGTGCCGCGCGCCTGGTACCCAGCTCCCTCGCGGACGCGATTTTTCAGATTTCGATCGACGATCGAATTGCCTGCCATGCAGGGCCGGTGAACGGGCGCCAAGTTGGAGGTGCGGAAACGGGGCCGGGGGATCGCGCCTTCCGTGCCCTTCGCCATGCAGCGGCGGGCCGGGGTGTGAATGCCAATTGGGGGCTGCGTCGATCGGGCCAGCCTAGCGGGGGAAGCGCCCATGTCAACTGAGCGCGGGACGGGGAAAGTCGCGGCTGACATGCTCGACCAGGCCAAGGGGCTGATCGAGGGCGCCCAGGCCGAGGAGGCGCAGCAACTCGACCTGCTCGGCGACGTGACGCCCGAGGACATGGTCGAGGCGCGCCAGGCGCTCGGACAGAACGCTGGCAAGATGGCCGTGCTACGCGAGGCTCGCGAGCGGAAGCGCGGCCGGCCCGCCGGTGCCCGCAACAAGCGGACGGACGATTTCGCACGCTACCTCATGCAGTTCGGCCAGCATCCCGCGATCACGATGATGCAGATCCAGTCGACGCCGCAGGAAGTGCTGATCGAGGCATCGAAACAGCCCAAGGTGCATAGTTTCACCAAAGCGGGGCGGCCCAACATCGTCACGGAACGGATGACCTATGCCGAGGCTACGTCGCTCCGCATCCGCTGCGCCGAGGCGCTGATGCCCTACCTCGAAAGCAAGAAGCCGGTCGCCGTCGATATGACCTTCTCGGGCGTTTCGGATCTGATCATCGAGGGGTTGACGCATAGCTCGCAGGAGGTGAGCGATATCGTCGAGGCCGAATTCATCTCCCTGCCCGGCATGGATGATGAGGGCGGCGAATGACGACGCGCGATATCCAGAAGCGGCGGCTCGCCTCGCCCGGCCCCATCGCCGAGGCGTTCATGCGCTCGCGTGCGTTCATCAAGATCATCATCGGCCCCGTGGGGTCGGGCAAGACGATGGCGGCGCTGCAGTGCGGCCTGCGCGTGGCGGCGCTGCAGAAGCCGTCGAAGGGGCCGGGCGGCGTGCTCGTGCGTAAGGCGCGCATCGGCATCCTGCGCGAAAGCTATCCGTCGCTGAAATCCACCACGCTCAAGAGCTGGTTCAACGTCGTTCCCGAGGGCGAGGGCAAGTTCAACTGGTCGGCGCCCTTCACGCACCACTTCCAGAAAATCACGAAGCGCGCGGCCGATGAGCGGGTGCTCGAGATCGTCGATATCGAATATGAGTTCCGCGCGATCGGCGACCAGACGGTCGAGGAAGCCTGTCGCGGCTGGGAAGTGAATGCTGTCATCGTCGATGAGGCGGATCTCCAGCCCGCCGACCTGGTGCCCTACCTGACGGGCCGCGTCGGCCGCTTCTCCGATCTCGATCCGTCGAGTGTTGTCGATCCGCAAATCATCCTGTCGATGAACATGCCGGACATCGAAAATCACGCCTATGAGCTTGCCTTCGACAAGGCGATGGACGGCTTGTCCGATGACGACATGGCGCTGCTGGAGAGCGCGCTCGACGGGCGGCCGCTGATCGAAACCTTCGTGCAGCCTGGCGGCATGGAGCCGGACGCGGAGAACCTGCACAATCTGCCCAACGGCCGGGGCTATTACATGCTCCAGATCGCGGCGAACAAGCATAAGCCCGGCTATGTCGACCGCATGGTGCACAACAAGCCGGTGCCGATGATGCACGGGCAGCCGGTGAACGGCGAGTTTATTTTCAGCCGCCACGTCCGCGACCTGCAGTGGAACCGTCGGTACAAGCTGATCATCGGGTTGGATCAGGGGCTGTTCGCTGCCGCCGTTTTCGCCCAGCGCAACGAATATGGACAGCTGCGCACCTTACGCGAGGTGGTCAGTCTCGATCCCAAGAACAAGAAAAAGCTGCTCAAAATGGGCGCCACCGGGTTCGGCAAGCGGGTGCGCGCTGCTGCCCTGGAGCATTTCCCCAACATCACGCGAGATGACGTTCGGATCGTGTGCGACCCGGCGGCGTTCGCGGCCGACGATCGGGAAACCAATGAGCATGACTGGGTGCTGGCCTGCCAGGCGGCGATCGGCCTGGGCACCATCCGGCGGGCGAAAAGCAATTCCGCGTCGTTGCGCAATGAGGCGATCTGGAAAGCGCAGTCGGATCATGAGGGATATTATATCGACCCCGCCTGTCGCCATCTGATCAAGGCCCACAGCGGCGGCTATCGCTATCAGAAATCCCAGCTCGGCACGGGTGAGACCAAGGGCCACCTAGAGATCGCCGACACGATCTACACCCACGTCGCCGACGCCGAGCAATATGCGGCGCTCGAGGGCGATCACGTCATCACGAAGGTTCGCGGCCGGGATCCGCGCGGCGCTGGCCGTCGCGTCGTGAATGACAGTGATTTCGACGTTCATCGCGGTTTTTGAGGAGGTTCGGATGGCGCTTTTTCGCAAGATCACAACAGGAATTTTGAAGGCGGTCGGGCTGGTGTCCAGCCCCGGCAAGGTGCCGAACGCACTGCCAACGGCAACGCGCGACGATGCGGCGGCCCAGATCAACGCAAATGATGAACTGCTGCGGCGCAAGGGTGGCGCGGCGGACATCCTGAACGGCAGCGGGGGCGCCGAGGCGTCCGCTGGCGGCAAGACGACGCTCGGCAGCTGAAAGGAACGATGATGACAGCGATTTTAATTGCTGCGGCGGCGCTGGCGACCGCGCAGGCAACCCACGAAATCAATCGAGCTTATTGCCTGTCCCTGGGCGACGACAGCCAGGCACCCTGGGCGGACGCGCCGGAATGGCAGCGTGAGAGCGCCGTCAAGGGCGTGGAGTTTCATGTGACCAATCCCGACGTCGATGCCTCGGCCAGCCATGATAGCTGGATGGCGCAGAAGGTCGCCGATGGCTGGGTCTATGGCGAGGTGAAGGACGCCGACAAGAAAACCCATCCCTGCATTGTGCCGTTCGCGGAACTGCCGCCCTCGCAGCAGCTGAAAGACGTGCTGTTCAAGGCGACGGTTCACGCCGTCTATCCCGGCTTTGCATCAGCTGCAGGCCACATCGACAATCTTGGCGATGACTTGGAACAGGCGAAATCGCAAGTTGCAGAGCTGACGGGCAAGCTCGATGCCGCGACCAAGAAGGCGGCGAAGCTGTCGCGCGGCGAGGCGTCGGCGGACAAGCCGCGCAAGATCGGGCCGGTGAAAGAGCGGCTGTCGATCGAGGATCTGCGCGCCGCGATGGCTGGCGCCGACAAGATCGAGATCCTGTTCGGCGATGGCAAGCGCGAAAGCGGCGCGGCGCCCGTCGTCGTCGAGGGCGACGCCTGGTCCGATCATGCGCTGGGCCTGATGCTTCGCGAGCCGGTCGAGATCCACGGCCCTGTCCATGGCAGCCAGCCTTATCATGTCCGGGGCTTCGCCCTGGTGCTCGACGGCAAGCAGGTGGCCTGGTCCGAGCGGCCGGAGCCGCTGATGGTCGGGGCTGGCCAGAAATACCAGCTGTCGAACGATATCTTTTTCTGATCGATCGGCGGGGCGGCATCGGCGGCCGCTCCGCCCCCATGGGGGTGAATGATGGACGAAAATCAGGATGAAGCGCTGGTCAAGCGCGAGATCGCCGAGCTCGATCGCAACAAGGCCGAGCGCGCCCCCTATGAGGGGATGTGGCGCGACATCGAGGAGCGGGTCAATCCCAACAGCGCGGGCGGCTTTCTGAACCAAACGGCGGGCAGCCGGCGCGGCCAGAGCAATTTCGACGTGACGGCGGTGCAGAGCTTGGGCCGCTTTGCCGCCGCGATGCGGTCGATCACGGTTCCCCGGCGCGAGCAATATATCAAGATCCGGTTCGCCGATAAGGATCTCGACAAGCTGCCGGAGGTCCGTCGCTGGTGTGAGGCGGCCGGCGATCGGCTCTATGCGATCCGCTACCGACCCGGCGCAGGCTTCGGCACGGCGGCCTTTGAGGATTTCCGGCAGACGGGCAGCTATGGCACCGCGCCAATGTGGAACGCCGAGCTGCGCGGCAAGGGTCTGTTCTACCGCGCGCTACCGCTGCACGAATGTTACATCGATGTCGATGTCGCCGGCACGGTCGACACTGTGCGGCGCTGCTTCACGCGAACGGCGCGCCAGCTGCGCCAGTTGTTCGGCGATGACGGGCTGACGCCGAAAATGCGCGAGGCCATCAAGAACGACAAGGCGCATGAGGAATTCGAAGTCCTGCATGTTGTCCGCCCCAATGGCGACATCGAGCCCGACCGGCTCGACTATCGAGCGAAGCCGATCGCCTCGACCTATATCGCGCTGGGCGAGCGGTGGATCCTCAACCGCGGTGGTTTCCATTCCATGCCGATCAGCGTGTCGCGGCACGACACAGCGCCCGGCGAGAAATATGGGCGGTCGCCCGCCAGCAATGTGCTCCCTTCGATCATGGGCGCCAATGTCATGGCGCAGACGATCCTGCGCGCCGGGCACAAGGCGGTTGATCCGGCACTCGCATTCTATGACGATGACGGCATCACCAGCCTGCAGACGAAACCCGGTGGCCTTAATCCCGGCCTGGTCGATCAGATGGGTCGCCTGCTGGTGCAGCCCATCCCCCAGGGCGGCGATCTGCCGCTTGGTATGGAGCTGCTCGAGGGCGAACGCACCGTCATCCGGACGGAATTTCTCGAAGATTTTTGGATGCTGCTGCGCCAGGACAGCGCCGTGCAGCGATCGGCAACGGCGGTGCTGGAAATCGCCGCCAAACAGGGCGCCCTGGTCGAACCCTATGCCGATCGGTTCGAAACCGAAAAGCAGAACCCCGTGACGTTGCGCGATCTCGAGCTCGCGATGGCGGCAGGTCAGGTTGATCCTTTCCCGGATGTTGTTCGTGAGGCTGGAGCCTGGCCCATGGTCTATTACGACAATCCCCTCTCCCGCATGGCGCGGGCCGGTGAAGCGGCCGGCTTTACGCGTTGGATCGAGACGATGACGCCGATGGCGCAGGTTGATCCGGGTGTATGGGACCATGTGGATACGGACACGGCAGCGCCTGGTCTGGCCGATGTCATGGGCGTGCGGCCGAGCTGGATCGCGACGCCGGAGAAGGTCGCGGCGAAGCGCAAGGCGCGGGCCGATGAACAGGCGCAGCAGCAGTCCGCCGAGCAGCTCGCAGCCGTGGCTGGCGCCTACAAGGATATGGCCCAGGGCAACCAGATCGCGGGTGCGGCATGAGCGAAAAGCAGATCCGCAACATGAAGCGGTTCCGCGCGATCGTCCAGTCGCGCGCCTTCAAGCGGCTATTCCTTGCGCCGCCGGCGGAAGCGCCGGCGGAGGAGGATGGCGCCCAGGCGTCGGCCGAGCGGACATTTTTCGGCGACAATGGCTTGCTCAAGCGCGACGCGCAGGCGGTGTTGGCCGATCTCCGGGAATTTTGCTTCGCGCAGTCGAGTGGCTTTTCGCCCGATCCGCTGGTGATGGCGCGGCGCGCTGGCCGTCGCGAGGTGTGGTTGAGGCTGATCGATTTTCTCAATCTCGATGAAAAACAGGTCCAAATGATGATGGAGGTCGACGATGGATTATGACGTGGGTGGGGCAGCGGCGCTTTTGGGCGGCGGTGATGGTGGCAATGGCGGTGGCGACGGTGGCGCTGCTGCAGGTGATGGCGGCTCTGCTGCTGGTGCTGGTGCTGGTGCTGGTGCTGGTGCTGGTTCTGGTGCGGCCGGCGACGGCGGAAACGGCGGCGGCGATGGTGGCGCGGGCACCGTCGATCCCGACTGGTATGCCAGCCTGTCCGCAGACGCTGGCGAAGGTGAAACGGCCAGCCATCGCGATTACATCAAGGCGAAGGGGTTCAAGGATCTTGACGGCCTGGTGAAAGCATACCGCTTCGCCGAAAAGGGCCTGCATGACAGCGGCCGCATCAAGGTGCCTGGCGAGGGCGCGACGCCCGAAGACGTGGCGGCGTATCGGTCGGCGATCGGCGTGCCGGAAAGTCCAGAGGGCTATGAGGTCAAGCTCCCGGAAACGTCCGGCGGGCTTGAGCTTAATAATGCTCTGATCAGCAAGCTTGCCGGCGTCGCTTTCGAAGGTGGCACCCCGAAGGCGGCCTTCGAGGCAGTCGCGAATGCGTTCGTGGCCGACCAGGTCGAGGAGCATATCGCCGAGGTCAAACGGCAGGACGATCTGACCCAGAAGGTGCTGGCGGAATGGGGCGCCGACAAGGATGCGAAGCTGGCCGACTGCCAGGCGGCGATGCGCGGCCTTGGCCTCGATCGCGGGAAGGTCGCATCGCTGCAGGCAGCGTGGGGATCCGATGAGGCGCTGAAATTCCTCGCCAAGATCGGCGGCGGCATGGCCGAGGATGCCCTCATCACCGGCGGCACGGGCCGGTTCGGCGTCAGCGCGTCGGAAGCGCAGGCCGAGATCAACCGGATGAAAACGGACCAGAGCATGATGGACAAGATCATGATCCCCGGATCGCCCGAGCGGCAGCGCTGGGACCGGCTGAATGATGTCATTGACGCGGAAGCCAGAAAGCGTGCTTGACAGCCGAGTCGCGCTTTGAGATTTTAAGCGCTCAGGCAGTTCGGGGGTCTGCCTACCACAAATCCAAATCCCCAACCTTTAAGTCTCTGGCAAGCCCTTCAGGGCCCGGAGCCCTCCCCGGACGGGGCGCCGATCGCGGGCGTAAATCGATAGAGTGGCCCGGCATCCGCCGGCAAGCCCTTCGCAAATTGGCCTCAACTCCGATTTTCGAAAGGGCATGTCGTGTCCGATCAAGTCAACACTACCGCACAGTCCAAATTCCAGAACAATCTGGAAATAATGCTGCAGCAGCGCAAGTCGCTGATCTATTCCGTTGCTTCCGGTCCTGTGGATGCCAAGGGTAGCGAGAAAGTCGATCTGAAAGATTTTCTTGGCGCGGTGAAGGTCCAGAAGGGCAATGACCGTCACGGCGACACGAAATACACCAATACGCCGCATGATCGCGTGTGGGTGACGAAGCCGGTCGAAAGCTATGTCGCCGACCTGGTCGATCGCAACGACGCGCTGGCGACCAACATCAACATCGGTTCGGGCTACATGATCGCCCAGCGCGATGCGATCAATCGCCATTGGGACGATCAGTGCCTGACGGCGCTTTACGGCAACATGATCACTGGCAAGGACGGCACCACGCTGACCCCGCTCGCCGGCGGCATGACGGTGCCGGTCACCACTGGCGGCGCGGCCGGTGCGCAGCGCATGAACCTCGACAAGCTGCGCTCGGCGCGCAAGATCCTCGCGCAGAACTTCAACGACATGCAGCAGGAACGCTTCATGGTGTTGACGGCCGAGCAGCAGGACGATCTGCTGAAGGATGTCCAGCTCACCTCCGAGGACTTCAAGAGCCTGGGCGCCCAGATCGATCCGCAGACGGGCAACTTCACCCGCATCCTCGGGTGGACGATCATCGAGATGGAGCTTTCCAACCCGATGCTCGATGCCTCGTCGCTAACGGTCGATGGCAGCGGCTACCGCAAGAACCCCTTCTGGGTGAAGGACGGGCTTGCCAAGGTCGTCTGGGAGGAGCTGTTCGCGGTCGGTGGCGATAAGCTGGCGACCAAGCGCTACGCCTCGCAGTATTTCGCCAGCTCGACCGTCAATGCGACCCGCACGCAGTCCGGCAAGGTCGGCATCATCCTCAACAGCGAAGCCTGATCATGGCGGGTGGGTTCGCCCGCCCGTCATCGAAGCTCGTCCTTTCAAGGAACTAGGACATGGCAGATCGTTATGCTCTCGAACAGGTCGGCGTTGCTGATGGCACGCTTCCCGTCAAGCCTGCCGATGGCGGGCTCGTCCACGCCAAGCGGCGGGTCATCACCGCCTCTTTCCCGACCGGCACTGCACAGGCCGCCAATGATCGTCTTTATCTGGGACGCCTGCCGATCGGCGCCAAGGTCAAGGCGATCCGTGGTATCACCGATACCAGTCTGGCCACCGCCACGCTGTCGATCGGCACGACCGCCACGCCGGCCAAATATGTCAATGCCAAGACGCTCACGACGACGGATTTGCCCGTCGATCTGGGGCCGAAGGCGGCAAATTGGGCGCAGGCGAAGCTCACCGCAGAAGAAGATCTCTGGCTGACGCTGGGAACTGCCGGCATCGGCTCCGCCGTCATCGGTGGGATCGACATCGAATATACCATTTCGGCCTGACCATCGTCGGCTGAAAGCCGGGGCGGTCCGTCGAGCCGCCCCGGCACCCTTCCCTCCACCGGGAGAATTCCATGGCTACCGTCAAACTCACCATCAAGCGCGGCGCGGGCCTTACCGCCAAGGATGTCACGGTCGCCGCCGGCAGCGCCGAAGCACAGAGCGACACGATGTCGCTGAACATCGATGTGACGAAAATGACCAAGGGCGAAGCCATCATCATGCTGAACGCCCTCGAGCAGCAGATCCAGCGCGCCGCCTGGCCGCAGCTGTAAGGCGCGCGGGCGATGGCCGATTATGTCACCATCGCGAACATGGCGGCCTCGCTGATCGGCGAGGACGATCAGATTTCGACGCCCGAGGACGACAGCCATATCGCGCGCACGATCGCCGCCGTCTGGGATCTGTGCCGGGAGGCGGCGATCCGCGATCACACATGGAATTTCGCCATGGTCCGCAAGGGACTGGCGGCCGCGGCCCTCGACGATGTTCCCTATCCCTGGGGTTATTCCTTCCCCCTGCCCTCTGAGAGCCTGCGCCTGGTCGAAGTGCTCAACCTGGATGACGGCGAATACCAGGTCGAGGGGCGCTCGATCCTCTGCAACAGCGCGGGTCCGGTCTATATCCGCTTCCTGCAAGACGTGGCCGAGCCTGCGCTGTGGGACGATCTGTTCGCCGTCGCCTTCTCACGCCGCCTTGCCCTCCAGATCGGCACGCGGATCGCGGGCAGCAGCTATGACAAGGTGGCGGGCTTGCGGATGTATGAGGATGCGTTGGCGCAGGCCAAGCGTGTCGACGCGCGCGAAAATCCCCAGATCGCCTATCAGCCGACCGATTGGGAGCTGGCGCGGATGGGCGGCGGCAGCGTCATGGGGCCGGGCCGCTGATGGGCGTCATTCGGTCCATCATCAACAGTTTTAATGGCGGCGAGCTGTCACCCCGGATGATGGGGCGGTCGGACACGGCCGTTTACCAGATCGGCCTGGAAACCTGCGAAAATTTCGTCCCCACGGTCGAGGGGCCGATCGTGAAGCGGCCGGGCTTTGAATATATCTGTCCCGCCGATGACAGTTCGACCTGGCTTTCGACCTTCCGGTTCAACCTGACGCAGGATTATGTCATTGAGTGGGGCGAGGCTAAGGTCCGCTTCTTCACCAATGGCGGACGGATCGAAACCGCGCCTGACGTCGCCTATGAGGTGGTCACCCCCTATGCGGCGGCTGATGCGCCCAGCCTGTCGCTGCAGCAGAGCTATGACCGGCTCTACATCGCGCACCGCGCCTATCCGCTGGCGGCGCTGACGCGCACCGGCGCTGCCACTTTCGCCCATGGCGCTCTGACACTAAAAAGCGGGCCGTTCCGGGATCAGAATATCGATGAGGCGATCACGGTCACGGCAAGCGGCGTGGCGGTCGGCACGAGTATCACGCTGACCGCGAGCAGCGCGATCTTCGAGGCGGGGCATGTGGGCGCGCCATTCCGGCTCGAGGCCAAGGATTTCTCGACGATCGTCGCATG